GTAGACCACTGCAAGCTGTACCATCTTGGTGGGCCGACAATCCTGATACATCCACCGCCATAACGGCACTCTGCCCCGCATCCACATAAGTGTAGGCAAAAGATTTGACAAGCTTTCGAGGCCCGTCATCGATGATCTTCTCTGTAAAAGTATCAGCCATGTCCTACTCCTTGATCTCTCCAGACAATACCATCATCTTATGCTTGGGAGTCCCAGGAGGGGGGAAGTCTTTCTTAGTGGTTATCCCATAGGAAAACTTGGCTGCCTTTTTCGTAGTTGTCTCGACCCATGCCTCATTCTCAGGGGTACTAGGATCATCGGCAACAAAGTTTCCCTTACCAGTACGTGCCCGCTGCTTACTTGGCTTCTTGGCCATGTTGTATCACTCCCTTACGGTGAAACATTGAACTGGGTCATACCGCCAGTGATACGTTGGGCAGCAATATGAATATAGTCACACCAAGAAGCATCTGCGGTGGTTGTACCGGATATAGCACAAAACCATGGGGTCAAAGCCGAAGTTGGAATGTTCGCCGTCGTGGTCGTCTTCAAAACCCGGTCCACATAGAACTGTACCTGGCCTGTCCCTTTGACAATGAAACCAAGTGTACGAGTATTGGTAATATTGGAGCTTGATTCCGCGCCATCTGCAAAATCAATCCCAGTATCGGTTTTTGTTTCCGTGCCACCACTATCGCAATTGGCATAAATATCAGCGGCGCCTTCAACAAGAAGGAAGCCTATCTGATTATTCGCAGTAAACGGAACACCAGTAGCAAACGTACCGTTCTCAGCCAGCCCAACGAACATGTCCATGTCGTCGGCATCAGCCACCGCCACACGAGTTTCAAAGAAAATATTCTTGCTGGCTTCCGCCATAAAGATTTCATTCCCCTGAAGGGACCCTCCGGAATTATCCGTGGAACCGTCACCCGTAGACTTCGCCCAGCCACCAACATGATCCGCAAGCAAGGTCAACGTACCACTATTGAGGACCGCTTTAGTCCAGTCGTCGGTATCATCGATATCGACACCAGTGAAATCATCGTACTTGAAGATATAATCGGGATTGATCTGAATAGGAAGATTAGCAAACCAGCTACCCAGTTTACTAGCGTCACTGCCATGCCCACTATACATAACAGGACCAGAGAAGCGTGTTGTACCCATGGTACACCCTCCTTACAAAGGTTTTGCCCTAGAGTCTTGTAAGCGTCTGCTGGGCCAGTCGCTAGGGCTGATAAGTCCCAGAAAAGTGGGGAGAGGTTCCCCCCTCCCCTTTTCTCTTACGCGCCAGGTGAACCGAACACGCAACGCGGATCAGACCAGCCAAAGCTATAACGCTCACGGGCCTTAAACCGAACATTGCCTGTATCGAAATCACCTTCCATCTTCGTGGACATTCCCATCCGCTCAAAGTGGATGAACCCACGAGGAGCATCGGTTTTAACGAACCAAGCGTCGGTGTCCGTCAAATAGTGGTTAACGGTATACCCTTGCGGGAGCATCCCCATATTCCGGGTCGCATTTATATCGTTATCCGCCGTACCTGGACGAAGCGTGGATTCCAAGAGACGATCCGCCACAAATTGAAGTGCCGGCGGGACGAGCAATTTTTCGCCCTTCACCGATACTTTAAGACCACGCTCGTCAACAAATGCCGCAATATCAATCAAGGCATTTTCCAGACTGGTTTCGTTAAGATCCGCCGCCGTAGACGGTTCATTACGAAGGTCGTTGTTGTTAACAAGTGGATGATCCGTGGCGCACAGTTCCTTTGCGTCACCTCCCGTGAACGTACTATCAAAAGCATTGTTCAACGTAGCAGCACCCTTCACCTGTTTGGTGTTGGCCATGCTACGTGCCAAGGCTTTCGTATAACGGGAAGCAAGACGGTCATAAAGATTATCCTCGATTGCCTCTTCCGTAATGGAAAAAGCAAGCGCGATAGTCTCATGCGTATATCTCGCAGTATACGCTTCCTGTGCATCATCGAAGGAAATGGCTGTTCCTTCCGCTTTAACGGGCGCTGACCCGAAACCGGAAAGCATGACCTCCTCTTCGAATGCACGTTCCGAAGATTCAGTGTCATAAATTTCAGCCGATTCATTGTCGTACCTAGCGTACTCAAGACCAAAGAGGGCATTGAGGCCAGGCTCTAGCTCTTTCGCTAGTTGTGCTCTACTTATAGCCATAGCTCAAGCCTCCTATACGCCGGTCATTGCAGGAGTACCAACCACAATACCACCCTCGGGTGAATTAAAGTTGGTTGTAAACCTGACAATGGCACCGATACCAGCCGCCGAAAAATCAGCGTTCTCCGGATCATCTACCCAACCCATGATCCTCACAGAAAGACCAGCGGTTGCGGCAATTGTACTAACTGCCAGACGACACAGGGAAACACCCGTAGCATCAGTGCCCGTTGTAGCCGTGGAAAAGTCTGCATTTGCAAAAACAGCCGCCCTTGCCGTGGCCTTACTTGTCCACGTAGCGTCCGTCGCAAGTACAAACAATTGATTGGGATCGTCAGCAACAAACGCCTTAACGGGATGATTGCTGTCGGCCCCAGAACCTGGCCAGTAGTTTTTCCAGACAGTCTTGCCTGTGGTGGAATCTACATACTCGCAGCCTTGGAAAGCGCCCAACATCGCAACAGTACCACCGTCAGTCGCTCCCACAATATCGATATACCCCGTAGAAAGGGGAATGATGGGAGAACCGTGGTAGATCTTGTTCGTATTGCCGTTCGCGATCTCATACATTGAGTAGGCAGACACACCAGTAGAATTAGCCGCTGACCCCAGCTTACTCAGGGGACGAAGGCCAAAACTTCCGTTTGCATTAGCCATTTAAGTCTCTCCTAGCCCTCTTCCTTTTGAGGACCTCCAAAAGTTACACGAGTTTGCCGATCAGGTTTACTGATTGGCATCGCTGGATGTTGCTCACGAGCTAAGTCGTTATCAACAGCCGTCATTTGATCTCGAGTCATATTGCGAAAATATTCGCTACGTTCCTCGACAATCTCAACCGGAATCCTCGCAAGCAGCAAACCGCCTACACCTATAACACCTGCGTGTTTACCGTCATCGATGGTAGGAACATCAAAATCAGGAAATTCCTCACCACGTACCAACTCATATCCCTCACGGGATCTCGCTGATACGTTTTTACGATCATCAAAGCCCATAACTTCGGACCTGATCCATCGATGCTGATACCCGTCTGGTGCGGGCGGTGCGTCCAACATGGACGGGGGCTTCCAAGGTTCCTTGCGTGCTTCTGAAGCACGATCTTGGTTGGTTCTTGGCGTTCTCGTAGACTTTTGGCGAGCCGTGTTCTCAGTGGTCATGGTCAGTCCCTCACATATTTTGCATATTCTTCAAGCGGCACATTCAGACGTTTCGCTATTGCCACTTGTGAAGGCGTTAACCGCACGGTTTTCCGTCCACTCTTGTTGCGGGATGCGGAAGATTCAGCCGACGCGACCTTTCTTCCCCCGTTAGACTTAGCCTTGGTATCCAGTTTATGTGGAAACTCAGATTTAAGCCTGTTATCCAATTCAGCATAGTATGCGTCTGATGTGGGGTCAAAGCCTTCATCTTCAACTAAACGACGATGAATGCCAAAAGCACCATATGTCATCACTTCATCGTTGCCGAACCAGTCATTTTCCCTCGCCCAAGCTTGCGCTCTAGGGTCTGGGGGTGCTTGTGGTTGCGGAGGAGCGGGAGGTTTGTCCACAGGAACTTCGGGACTTACCTTGGCCTTCTCGGCATCAAGAGCGGTCTTTTGTACACTCAGGGAAGCCAGAGCCTCTTGGGCTTCTACAAGACGATCAACATCCCCAGTCTCATGGGCTTCTTTAAGGATTCTCTTTGTCGAATCCAACTCACTAGAGACTCGACCATCAAATTGTTCCTGATAGCCCTTGTCCAAGGAGTCAATCCGAGTTTTTAGGGACGTATTCTCTTTCTGGACATTTTCCGCATACTGTATGGCGGATTGCTTCTGTCGCTCTTCTTCCCGGAACCGCTTGGTCAGTTCATTAATACGGGTTTTAACCCCCGCACTATACTCCTCAAGCTCCTCTTCGGGAGAATCAGCCGTAGTCTCTCCTTCTGGTTCAAGTTTTACCTCCCCTTCTTCTTTTTCGGGGGAAAGACTTACATCAACGGACTCTTCTTCCGTATCTCCAACATCAATCTTGGTCTCTTCTGGCATGGTTTCATCCCCATGATCTCCTTCTTCTTTCTAAATGTGCTTGATGTCATCAGGCTCCAAGATCGTTGCAATGATTTCATCGTCATTAATGATTCTGACCTCACCGCCATCAATCTTGAACCGGGCACCGGCATATCGGCCAATACACACCCAGTCACCTTCTTTACACCAAGGTTTCATCGCATCCCCAAATTTATGAGAATCTTGGTAAGCTAACGATCCAATCTTCAATACATAAGCAACCACCGTGGCCAGGGCTTCACGGTCTCGAACAGCATCGGGAATATGAATGCCCCCTTCCGTAACGCCTTTCCCCATATAGGGCATAACTAAAAGGCGCCAGCCTGTGGGCTGCGGTAACCGTTCGCTTAATTTTTTGTCAACAAGGGTGGGGTCCAGAACTTTCTCGTTCTTGTCCACATATGCGGCTGTGGCAGCGGCATTCTTGGTAGAATCCGCTATGTGGTCTGGTACATAAAGCGTCTTGCTCATTCGTCCTCCGTAGCTTGCAGGGTTTCCTTGATTTCCTGCTCACAAAATTCGAGTCCTGTAAGTTCGCCAACAAGCTGACGATAATCTTCCATGTTCTTTGGGCTACCTTGAAGAATCGCAGTCTCCGTTAGCCCAATGCGAGATTGAATAGCTTTCAACAGGGAATATGCAAAGGTAGTCGGATCCGACATCCTTAGAAAGTACCCTTGAAATCTTTCCCTTTCACCGCTCCACCCTTGGAATACCTGATGGGGCCACGCGGAAAGGCCGACCTTCCCCCATGCTGATACCCAAGTTCATCAACAACTCGAGGCATCGCACCACGCCCAGATTTAACGGTATACCCCCCACTAACAGGAACAACGGTCCCTCTCACCTCACGGGCATACTCTTCAGCATCCATCCTATCGGGGTAAATTACTCCTGTCGGCATCAGAAAATCCTCGTTTTGCGAACCATTCCACCATCGTTCCTCCGGATGTAATCCTGTATGGAAACGTCTCCAGCATTAAAAGGTTGAGGCCGTATGTTTTGGGTAAGATAATTTGCCACTCTCTGATCGTCTCGAGGGGAGAGGGCGGCACGGGGGTTCCGCGCAAGGGTTCTCATTGAATCGACGGTTGCTCTGCCTGGTCTTGGATAAATCGGCATCAGAAAGTCCCCTTTCCATCATTGTCATTGAAGTAACGGCCACGGACTTGGAACTCGGTCCCCTGAATAAGCCTTTCCGTCTTACGGTCCAGCTTCTTGCGTCCCCACTCTACCGGAACATCCTCCGTCCCGTGGGTAACATCATACTCATGACCCGCTTTACTTACCTTCATGGAACTTCCCCTTTCTCATAAATGAGTGTTTCACGTGGAACAATTTATCCTTTTCGCACCTTTCGCAAGGTCTTGGCAAGAGAAGCTTGCCGTTTTGTGCGGGGGGACGCCTTGGATCCCTTCTTCAAAACCTTTGCGGCATACGCAGACGTAGTCATACCGGCCCTCTTGGCCTTCGCCGTAAAGGCCCCCGGTCTCTTAATGGCCTCCCCTATCCAATCTTCTTTCCCATTACGTTTGGCCATTATTCACCTCTTCCAGGAGACTGACTGCCGTATTCCTTACCCATCTTGTTGATCCGTTCCATATTGACATCCGCCCGTAACAACGCAACATCTTCGGAGGAATCAATCTTCTCCCGCGTTATCTCCTGTTGCTCTTTCTCCCTGTTCTTCTCGAACGCAATCCGGGTCGAGAATTCGTCCGCCTTACGCGCCATATCAGCCGCCTTGATATCCAGTTCCTTGGAACGTAACTGAACAAGAGGATCAATCTCGCCCTCGGGCGGCGGCAGCAAGGCGCTCATGACTTCTTGCGTATACTCGGCAATAAGCTGCGCGACACGGGCCTCCACATCCACTTGTGGTTCCGGTTGGCCTTGGGCCATGGCTTCTTGAGAAGCAACCATCATCTCAGCCATCGCCACTCCTCTCGCCTTAAAGGCTATGTGCTCACATAAATGGGCCA